ATCTATACAAAAGAATAATTTGACAGGAACTTCTTGAGAAGCCGAACTTGATACTTTTAACGGCGACAGAACTGACACATGCAATTGTCCAAGAGAATCGTCTTCTTCTAGAGCTAAATAAGTCTTAGGGTGACGAAACGGGATGTAATACTCTGTCGTTCCTCCAACTGAAGGGTCTAATTTGGCAGCCCCCAAAAGCAAAGCGTCACTACTTGTCCAAGGTCTCAAATAGACATGGGCAGCACTGGGAACCATGCTCGGAGAAAAACCGAGCAAAGCTCTACCTTGATGCCACTTCGATCCAACGATAACTGCTTTTATTCGTACTCCAGCACATCTAAAATCTTTGAAAACGGTAAAGGCTGTTCCAGCGAAACCTGACTTAATGATGTCTTTCAAAACATCGGCGCTATACAAAATTGCGCCTTGTCCGTCGGAAACTGACCACTTGACATCGATGATGGGATGCCATTTTTGCAACATTTTCTCCAGATTCCAAGCTTGATCGTTCAACGTGGTCTGTGCTCTTGGAGCAACATAACCTGTAGTTCGAACAGCAACTTTGTCGATCTGACCTTTGTCAGTTAAAATAGTACCTTGCTGGTTGTCTAGCGATCTTTTCTCATCAACAGGATCTTTCATCTGAACATCGATGGTTGGTTCAGTAACGATCGGAGTCTCAACTTCAACAGTTTGACCCGTTGTTTCTGCACCTCCGTTTTCATCAAAGAAACCGAAAGTGATATCTCCGATACCTGCATCCATGGATCCTGACTCTTGTTTGACTTCAACCACCTCGTACCCCTCATCGACCTCTGTTCTTACAGCTTGCGTTATTGACGCAAGGAGAGAATCAAGATTGATCTTCTTTTTGGGCATAGCCTTCGAGATAAAGATGGTCTCCATACTGAGAGCTCCAGCGTTTGTATTCAACGACTTACGATAATCCAAACGACCAGCGACATAACTTAACATGTTATTAAGTGTTGTAATTATGGTGGTCTTTGTGATACCTTCTTTGGCTGCTAAATTCAACAACGCTACAGCCTTCGCGTTTGGACTTGGTTTCATGAGTTCAGCATACATCTCTTTAAATTCAGACTGACTTGATTGCTGAAAGTACTCAAGAATATCTTCATGAGCACAATCTTTTTCTTGATGGTTAGCAACCATATGATCAATCAAACGATTTTTCGATGTTAGAACTGCATTACAAAATTCACACTGATACGATATTTTTCCTTCTTGTCTTACCTCAATCATACTTGACGTATCGTCCGTTTCACCTATACTTTCAAAGCGGTCTACACCTAACGTAGTGGTTTGACTGGACGAACACTCAACTTCCTGTTGGGTTGGCTCTGGCACTGGTACCGGTTCACGAGGCATGATGTTCATCTCCTCGCTGTAATTGTATGCGTCGAACTGTGTGCCCGGAAAACATCCATAATTCAAATATTGATGCAGCAACGTGTTGTAATCAACTAGTCGCAATGATGGCATCACCCTAAGGAAAGCCTCTCTAATGAAGGTGAAATTTGGTTCTCCATAATAGAAAATGGCTCTCAACGTAGAGTTAGCATTCATTTCCGTAGCTTCATGTTCTGAAACATACTTACTTTCCCTAATCCAATTCGATATATCTATTGCAGCTTCTTGATCCATCAAAGGACAATAGAATCCCTTTAATAGACCTGTGGTATTTTTCAAAAAACTAATGGTTTCAAGCGGCTCCACAGCTGCCGCATCACCATCCTTCTTGGCACTTGTATAAATCATTCCCCTATTTCTGAGCCATTCGCTGTACGTGACTCCATTGTACACAGGGAGGACTGAGCGTTCGATTGAATTGATATTATCGTCGCTCATGATCTTATTTTCTACAAACTTCTTGTAAAAATATCCTCCTCTAATGTGTCGAGGAACCAAATCATTCCATGCAGCTCTCAACATGAGTTCGTTTGACAATGTTCCAACAAGTTGAGTTGTCCAACACCCGGATGTGAGAGTGCCCACAGCTTGAAACACTTGACTCTTTAAGAGGTAAACAGGATTTGTCAATGCCTGTTTGACGGCCCGAAGAATGTCCCGATGCTTTAACTCAAGGGCATTAATGTCTTCTATGAGACGCAGTGACTCCAAAGAGCCATCACTCTCGGACGGTCTGATCTTAAAACAATCATCGAGTGATTTCGGATCGAGGGTCGCTTCCATTATTGAAAGAGCTGATGATATTAATCCCTCAGATAGTGATCCATCATAGCATTGATAGTCACCTCCAAAACCTCGGTCGGAGACCACTCTGAGATCTGCAAACATATAGTGCCAATCTCTTCCTAATCTATCCATTCCTCCCACATACGGGACGCCTTTTGATGACAACAGGCATCTCATAAAGTGTCCAAAGTACATTTTTTCCAAACAAATCATAACCAAAGGACAAACGGTAAATAGTCTGGTCTTTGGCTTGACACGAACTTTAGCTATTGGTCTACGTTCGTCCTTCAAACTTCCTGTAACAAACCACTGCGGTACTCGCTCTTCAACGATGGCCAATAAATCTTTGAACAATTGTTCAAAGAAACGAGCCTGTCCCACAATTATTTGAGATGGTTCACGCAACAATACTTTTGATTTGTC